GACTTAGATGGTAATGAATTAATTTTAGATGCTGATGCGGATACAAGTATTACAGCAGATACAGATGATCAAATAGATATTAAAATTGCAGGAGCTGATGATTTTCAATTTACAGCGAATACTTTTACAGCTCAATCAGGCAGCACGATTGCTGCACAAGCATTAACCGCTACTACAGTTACAGCTAGTGGTATTGTAAAAACAGATGACACTACTGAAGCAACTACTACAACGGATGGATCATTACAAACTGATGGTGGATTATCTATAGCAAAAGATGCAGTATTTGGTGATGACGTTAAATTGTTAAGTGATTCTGCTGTATTAAGTTTTGGTGCAGATTCAGATACGACTTTAACTCACACAGATGGTACAGGATTAACTTTAAATAGTACTAACAAACTTCTTTTTAGAGATTCAGCTTTATCAATTAGTTCAAGTACAGATGGTCAATTAGACATCGATGCAGATACCGAAGTAGAAATTGCTACAACAACTCTTGATCTTAATGGTGCTCTTGATGTAAGTGGAGCTTCACAATTTAGTGGTGCTATTACGGTTGGTGTCGATGACACAGGATTAGACGTAAAATTCTTTGGTGCTTCAGCTGGTGCGTATGGACTATATGATCAGTCAGCAGATGCACTCGAAGTACGAGGAGCAACGGCAGCAGGCGCTGGTTTATTAAAACTTACAACTGGTGAACTTACTGTTGTTGATGCAGATAAATTAGGACGAATAGATTTTCAAGCACCTTTAGAATCTAGTGGAACAGATGCTATTTTAGTTGGTGCTTCAATATGGGCAGAAGCAGATGATACATTTGCTGCTGGTGTTAATAATACTGATTTAGTATTTGCATTAGGTAAATCAGAAGCAGCTGCTGAGAAATTCAGATTTACAGCGGATGGTGAAATAGGACTTGGTGGTGCTAATTATGGTTCTGATGGTCAAGTATTAACTTCTGCTGGAGCAGGGGCAGCTGCAGCATGGGAAACTATTCCTACAGCAGCGGTAACAGCTTTAAATAATGCAACAGCAAATGAATTAGTAACCGTTGGTGCTACAACAACAGAATTAGATGCAGAAGCAAATTTAACTTTTACAGGGTCTGCATTAACTTGTATTGGTACAATTACAACTGGAGTAGATAATACAGGGCACGATGTTAAATTCTTTGGTGCTACTTCTGGAAGTTTCTTATTATGGGATGAATCCGATGATGCGTTAGAATTAACAGATTCTTCTCCAATTAAAATTGGTGATGGCGGAGATATGACCATTTATCATGATGGCACAGATTCTTTTGTTACAAATTCTCAGGGAGGTTTAAAATTAGCAACAGAAACATCTGGCATTGCGGTTACTATTGGACATACAACTTCAGAAACAACAGTTGCGGACAATTTAACGATTACAGGAACCACAGTTGGTACTAGTTTTGACTTAAATGGAACAGCAGATGGTTTAATACTTGATGCTAATGGAAATACAACGATTTCATCACCAACAGACGACCAAATAGACTTCGAAATAGCAGGTGCTGATGATTTTACGATGACAGCTAATACCTTTACAATTCTATCTGGATCGACTATAGCTATTGCAGCCGGTGGAGCAATAACAAATGCTGGATCAATGGCCCCAGATATAACAAGTACTGGTAAAGCATTGGTAATGGGATTTTAATTAGGAGAAAAATATGGCAAGTGAATTATTAAAAGTATCACATACAGCTGGAGTTACAAACTCTGAATCTGTTTTGATTAATGGAGTGAGTGGACATACTTATACTATTCTATCTATTCTTGCGACAGAAACTGCTGGTGCAGCAGAAACACTTGATCTTTATATTGACGATGATGGTGGTGGTACAGATTATGAATTACTATCAGATCAAGCAATCGGTGCAAATGAAACTTTTGAATTAACAACAAAATTTGTTATTGAAGGTGAAGATCATTTATGTGCAGCAGCAGCTTCATCAGCAAATATAGATATAGTTGTTAGCTATTTAGATCAAACATTATAGGAGTATTTATGAGCGGAATTATTGCGCAGAATACTCTAGATAATTCAGGATTAATAAAATCACCAGCTGGTGGTGGTGCGTGGAATTTTATATCAAAAACTACAGCAAGTTCAGATGATACAGTAGATATTACCTCTGGTATAGATAGTACCTACAAATTATATTTAATTACTTATAACAATATGCATCCAGAGACTGATTTAGTAGATTTTCAGGTAAATTTTAGAGATGGTGGTAGTGCTTTTGATGCAGTAAAAACAAGTGTAGTTTTTGATGCTTCGCATTTAGAATCTGGATCATCATCAAATCTATCTTATTCAACATCTTATGATCTTGCACAAGGCACAGGAATTCAATTTTTAGCATCAGAAGTTGGTAACGATAATGATCAAAGCGTTTCAGGTTATTTATATTTATTTAATCCATCTGACACAACATTTATAAAACATTTTATGGGAGAATCAAACACAAATCAAGGTGAAGATAGAACTTATAGGTGGCATGTTGCTGGATATTGCAATACTACATCTGCTATCGATGGAGTACAATTTACTATGCAAAGTGACGCCATAGATTCTGGAGACGTCTGCCTTTACGGATTAACAACATGACAGGTATAGTTTCACAAAACGTAGGAAGAACATCAGGTCTAGTTAAAGCTGTAAGTGGTGGTGGAACTTGGACTTTGATTGAAACTTTAACTTCTGACGGATCAGATGCAGATTTAAGTTTTACTTCAGGAATAGATTCAACATATCCTATTTATAGATTTACGTGGATAAATATTCACCCAGAAACTGATGGTGCTAATTTCACTTTTCAAGCAAATGCTGCTGCTGGAAGTGGTTACAATGAAACTATGACAACTACTGCTTATCAAGCACAGAAAAGTGAATCAGGTTCAGACGAATTATCTTATGAAGGAGGATCAGATCAAGCACAAGGAACAGCTTTTCAAGCTATTGGTTGGGAAGTAGGCAATGATAATGATCAAGGCTGCTCTGGAGAACTTTGGCTTTTTGATCCAAGTTCTACTACTTTCACCAAACAGTATCTATCTGTATGTAATATGTATAGATATAATAATTACTCACAACAATATCGAACTGCTGGATATATAAACACAGCAAGTGCTATTGATGAAATACAATTTAAATTTAGTGCTGATGAAATTCAGGCAGGAAAAATTAAACTTTACGGATTGGGTGACAGCTAATGAGTGGAATAATAGCACAAAATTCAGGTAGGCATACAGGACTGGTTAAAGCGGCTGGTGGTGGTGGAGCTTGGAATTTAATTCAAACTTTAACTGCGTCAAGTGATTCTACACTAACTTTTGATAGTGATATTGACAGCACCTATGATGAGTATGTATTTAAGTTTATTAATATGCATCCATCAGCAGACTCCGCACAATTTCATGTTAATTTTAGAGATGGTGGTTCAGCTTATGATGCTACAAAAACATCGAGTTTTTTTAAAGCATATCACGCTGAAGATGATGCTGGTTCTGCACTAGTCCTTGAAGGAGGGGATGGTATGGCACAATCAACAAGTTCCGCATTTTTATCATCTAATGTAGATAATGATAACGATGCACATTTGTGTGGTATGTTACATTTATTTGCACCATCGGACACAACATTTGTAAAACAGTTTATATACACTGGAGTAGTTCTTGGTGCTACAAAGTATTGTTATAATGACCGTGTTGCGGGTTATGTAAATGTTACTGCTGCTATAGATGGTGTTCAGTTTACTTACGATGATGGCAACATTGATTCTGGAACCATTTCAATGTATGGAATTACTTAATTAAGGAGGAAAATATGCCAAGATACCATAACATAAACGGAGTAAGAGTTCAGTTCACATCAGCTGAAGAAACGGCTAGAGACAATGAAGAAACAGCTTGGGCTAATGCAGCACCTGCTAGAGCTTTGGCTAGATTAAGATCTAAAAGAAATAGACTCTTAGCTGAAACTGATTTTTACGCTTTATCCGATGTAACTCTTTCTGATGATATGACGACATATCGTCAAGCTTTAAGGGATTTACCCGCAGGTAAAGACACTGTTTCAAAATGTGAAAATGCTACGTGGCCGACTAAACCATAATAATATTGTAATACAATATTATTAATAATATAAGGTTTTATGCTACAAAAAATTAGAATACAGCCAGGATTTAATAAACAGGTTACAGCAACTGGCGGCGAGGGCCAATGGATTGGTGGTGACTATGTACGATTTAGATATGCCTCACCTGAAAAAATAGGTGGCTGGGCACAACTAGGAGATGCTACTCTTACAGGAAGAAACACGGCACTCCATCATTTCGTTAATGCCAGTGGAATTAAGTATGCGGCCCTTGGTACAAACAGATTTTTATATGTATATTCTGGAGGAGTTTTTTATGACATCACTCCTCTTAAAAGTACGAGTACATTAACCAATGCCTTTACAACAACAAATGGTGATGCCACTGTTACAATCACTTTTGCTTCTGATCATAATATTTCTAAGTACGATATTGTTCGTTTGGATAATTTTTCATCTATCACTAATTCTAATTTTGACTCCGATGATTTTGACGATACTAATTTCATGGTCACAACTGTTCCAAGTTCTGACA